TCGCGAATGGCACCGCCGGGCGCGTCTACATCCCTGAACTCACCGGGTTGCAAAGGCTCGTCGTCGTCCCTGATCCGTAGTCCGCGGGCCTTGAAACCAGCAGGTAAGTTAGACAAAGTACCCGCATCAATCAACTGGCGCAGAGCAGAAGTAGCTGTACGCGACAAACCGCCTATGGTGTGGATCAAACCTAGACCGTAGAAACCAAAGCCGGGTAAGAATTTGTAGTGAACAAAATATTGTATCTTTTTCTTTAACTCGTCATCTTCTTTATAATTTCTGCGAATTGCCAGAATCTGACCGTTATCCTGTGATATGGTAATCAAATAAGGAACCTTAATACCTGTAGGCTCCCCTTCGTCATCTAACTCTTCATACCCTTCGATCTCTAAGTCAGCATGTACCTCCAACAAAGTACAGTCGTAATCAACCTGAGAGGGCTCCATACCGTCAACATAATTAATTTCACGCTTAACAGAATCTAGGTCGCTCTGTCCGGGTAATACGTCGATGTCTAAATACTGACCCGCATACTGCTTTTTAAGCAAATCGTTTAACGACATGCGTACTACTTGCGTTATGTTAGGACAAGTGTCTAAATCAGAAGTCTCATACGGCACCACGAGGTTTTCCGCAGGAATAAACTTACTTACCGCACGGCCCATTGTCTCGTCGTAATACACCTTCTTAAAAGTACTGCCCGCCAAGGGCAAATAAAACAACATCTGATCCATGTCCGGCGTGTAATCTTCCATCACATTAGTAATGTAATAGTTCATAAACTTCTGAACCCGAGTCGCCTGATCCTTCTTAGCACGAGTCTCTTTACCTAATGACAAGGTCTTAACAGGACCCGTAGCAGGTAACAACTCGTTAAACGCCTGTGCCTGAAACTGAGTCGCCGCTTCTGCCAACAGAGGATGAGTCACGCCAGAGGCTCCACGGAAGGGTTGCTCACGCTCCTCGTAATTAAAACCTAATAGCTCTAACCCGTTAGCGTAAGTCTCTTCCCAATCCTGACGGCCAGCTTTGTTGGAATCAAACTGCTCCAACAAATCACTCGCAATGGCACTTAGCTCACGGTCTGGCATCTCTTCTGCCAGATTAGCGTAGAAGTCGTCATTAAGACCACGGTTGTCCGAAGGATCAAAATCTATCGTGACACCACCGTCATCCTCTTGAATTATCTCTATACCCGAATCGCCCTCAATATCCGAAGACATAACCAAAGGAGACTGTGAATCAGGTATCTCTATTTCTATTTCAGCCACTAAATCTTCAGGGTCCAACTGAGATGGGACGTTTCTGTCCATCAAAGAACCTACGCCTTTTATTTCATTTGCCATCAGTTACTCCTCAGTGGAACGGTCCATTATAGCGTTTAATTGCTCTAATATTTCCGGCTCAAGGGACTCCGCATCCCGTTCAGTTTGTACAGGTAAACCCGCTTGTCGCATTGTTTTTACCGTAGCGGCATTACGGCGAGAATCAAGTTCCGCGGACCGCGGTCGGGGTTTGTTCATAAGCTCACCTATTCCTTCTTCAGATGTTCCACGTAGAACATTTTTTTCGTTCTTAATTCTATCTGACCTTTCATCTATGTATTGTTTAAGAACATCTATGGAACTTTTGCCCGAAACTTCCTTCATCCCTTCAATTAACTCTTCCATTGTGGGGGTTGGACGATCTTCCAACTCTTCTACCTCGCCGGGATAGCGGTCCCTGTAATATTCAGGAATTAAAGTTCGGCCTTCTCCTTGAAAAATTTTGCGGGAATACTTTATCTTTTCCGGATCGGCCCTATATGAGTCTGAAAACATACCAGATTTTTCTAACGGATTGCTTTCAACACCTAACTCTCTGCGACGTTTACCAAAAATACTGTCCGATACCCGCATTTTATACAACGATTGAAGTTCCCTTTCTTTTTGTTCTTCGGGAGTTTCAGAAGTGTCAAATCCTAACATGGAAGCTATTCCGTCAAAAGTACCTTCTTTTGCCTCGGTGCGCGGACCACGCTTTCCTTGATTATATTCCCCTATTACCATCTGCGAAGGCGTTTTGCGATTACGAGCTTTTTCAGTAATCTTGCCTAGAACGTAAGACTCAATCTCCGGATCTAAGTCAACATCCTTATTAGAAAGTGCCAATAATACTTGGGACCTAGAGGGCTTTAAATTTTTAGGAGCGTAGTTCCACGCCCAGTGTGTCACAGCAGATTTATACTCTCTTTCATTCGGTGCATTAATTACAGTCATAGAGTAAACAGGAATTTCATTTATCACACCCGACCGGTGATAAAACTCATGCGCTAAAGTTTGCGCGTCTGCACCACCTTTTCCTACCGATATAACATAGTCTCCTCTTGTAAATAAATCTGGGAGATCGTCCGGAGTGGGGGCGGGCAAACCAGAAGCACGTTCAATAGCCCGCATTTCTTTTAAATCATCAAAAGCCCTGTACTCAGTCGGGATAAAACCTCTAGCCCCAGTATTTAATCTACTAAAAGAGTAATCACCCACTTTTTGAGGAAAATACATTCCTTGCAGGTTATACTGGCCCGAACCCCCTGTTTGAACAACACGCTCCATGTCTATGTCGCCGGTATAACCCATGCGTTGAGCTATGCCCATTTCAGTCTCAACATCCGACATTTCCATTCCTTGAAATGCTGAAAGAGCAGGGATACCTAATTCTTCAGATGCTCTTAGGGCCTCCTTGTAATTACGTCCACCTAAACTATCGGGATAATTACGAGCAATGTATTCCTGAAAACTATCGGGCATAGTCTAAGTCACTATTATTGTCAATAATATACACGCATCCTAACAGAGTTCTCGTCATCTTCCCAATCATCTGTAGGCAATCGTACAAAATTACCTTGCCTATATCGCATAAGCGCCTGAGTCATACTGTCAACCAAATCGTCATGCTCCCCGTTAGGAAATGCCGCAGTCTCCTCAATTAACTCGTCCGCCCATACCGTGTCCGGAGCCCAAACCATACCCGCCTCAAATAAAGGCGAAACAGAATGCACACGAGTCACCTTGTCATTACCCCTAGATGGTGTGAAATTTACAACCGGAATCCCCATATTCCGCATCTCCTGAGTCAAAGGTGTTCCACTCGCCTTCGCCTCAACTATTACTGTGTCGGGGTCCCAGAACTTATACTCCTCAAAAGCTATCTGCTTTAACTCCGGAAAATCCCATCGACCCTTCTTACTGTCCAACAAAATTAAATTAGGAGAACCACTCTCGTTCGGATAGAAAACACCCCACGTAGTAATAGCACTATAGTCCGCCGTCTGCTTCTTACTAAACGCCGTATCGTAACTCTGGATTACATACTCCAAATTAGGAACCGCCTCCTTCTCCCACTTGTTCCACCACTCGCGCTTTATAATCGCACTCTCTTCACCAGTAGGATTCTGCTGATACTGCGCGTTCCACTTGCTCGGAGGAATAGATGCGCGGACCGCGGTCAAATCATCCAAACTCCAAAACTCAGGCCAGCACGGAGTCCCGTCCTCAAAAATAGCCGGTAACTCCACAATCTCCCACTGATCCGCTAACGGGTCTTTAGCCATAGCACGTAATAACTGACCCGTCATGTCCTTCTCCGACCACCGAGTCTGCACCAATACAATCGAACCTCCGGGCTGTAACCGCTGACGAGGACCACCCGTGTACCAATCCCACGCATCCTCAAAACCAGCACTCGACATCGCAGTCTGCTCCGAATGCGGGTCATCAATGATAATTAAATCCCCACCACGGCCCGCGAGATTCGACCCAACGCCCACGGCATAGTACATTCCACCAGCACTCGTGTCCCACCGACCAGATGCCTTGCTGTCAGAAGCTAACTTAACCGAATCAAAGACCTCCTTGTACTCGTCCGAATCCAAAAGGTTCTTAGTCTTACGACCAAAGTTAACCGCCAACTCCGTCGTGTGGGTCGCCTGAATGATCTTCATTCGCGGATTACGGCCCATCATCCACGCAGGAAACAAAAAAGAGGCAAACTCACTCTTCGTGTGCCGCGGTGCCATGTTAATAATCAAACGCTTTAACTCACCACTAGCAACGCGCTCTAGCTTGTCAGCAATGATTTTATGATGACGGCCCGCGATGAAGTCAGGCCACATATTTTTTACAAAAGGCAAAAAGTTATTTTTACACGCCTCGTTCTTTTCGATCTGCGCTAAACGCAATTCTAATTTTAATTTTTTATCTTCTGATGCAGGATTCATTGACACTTCTCCGGGGGACCCTAGCGAAAAATATGGGACTTTAGGTGCTTATATAAGACAGTTAATCGCATCTTAACACTCATTGCGTTTTCTACTCAATTATTTGAGAGAAACATGGCCCTTGCTACCGTAGGCCAGCGCCCGCGGCCGGCGCGCGTCGGCGCGCGATTCGCGGACCTCGGACCGCGGCAATTGACCCGATCGGCGGGGGACCCGAGCAATTAACCG